GCAGCGGCTGCTGGACACCGTGGTGGAGGAGGAAGCGGATCCTCGGAAGATTCTCTGGATCTGGGAGACCAAGGGGAATGTTGGCAAGAGCTGGATGGCGAACTACTTGGGAGCCTTGCATGGGGCGACGCTGCTGACGAACGGCAAGAAGGTCGACATGGCGTATATCTATGCCCAGAAGCCGAGCAAGATTGTTTTGTTCGATCTCTCGAGGACGACGGAGGCGACGGAGGAACGCAAGTACATTCTGGATGGGATATATTCGCTGGCCGAGGACTTGAAGAATGGCCGTGTGGTCTCGACCAAATACGAGAGCAAGACGGTCTTTTTCCAGAGCCCTCATGTGATCTTCTTCGCGAACTTTGAACCCGACCGTTCCAAGTGGAGCGCCGACCGCTACGCGGTCATCAACCTCGATCGTTACGAGGAGGAGGATTAAACGTCCTTGTAATACATTCGCATGTATCCCGCGACCGTTGCGATGTTATCTGTGTTAAGCGTTGAGTACTGCTCATACGGAATAACATAAACAGCCATAGGCCTAATATTGATATCAAAAGTACCCTGATCGTAAATTATAGGGCGTGCAGATTTGTTCTTAATCCATAACCGAATAACCTTGGTGAGCTCCTTTCCTGTGCTAGCGCCGACAACATCCTTAGATTGATCAGACATGCGATGGATCTTGTCATACAAAAATTTGATGTTCTTGTCATGATCCGGAGGATTTAACATATTATTTCCATTTGCACCCTGATTGGCGAGCTGAAAGGGATCAAACCTAGTACCTACCACCGAGCCGCTGATGAGCTTCGGAAGAATAGCCACGATCACCCGGATCATTGTGTTGACGCGATCAAACTTGTTCGCGAGATACATCTTGATCGATATACCCCGGGGAGTGATCTTGTCCCCAATACGCTGCATGCGGCCCGTACCCGGGCCAACGTTGGTCCATGGATTGAACCAAGCCGGGATAGATCGGACGAAACCCGGAAAAAGAACCTGTTGAGTTCCGCAGTTGTGATACAACTGCTCGTTTTCGATCCCGATGTCGTAATACTTCGTCTCCGCTGTCTTCAGTACCGCTTTCCTCACTCTCTTCTGAAAGCTCCGAGCTCCCCGCCGACGAGCATACCTCCCACGACGAGTCTTCTTGAATCGACGGGACCGGTACTTCCTCTTGAATGCCATCCATGCAGTTTTGGCTGAATTTGTGTTTCTGTCCCTCTTTTATAGCCGAGTGTTGGGTGTTGGGGAAGTGGGGGGTAATATAAGACCCCCACTTCCCCAACAGGGGGGGATTTATTTTTATAAACCCCCCCCAATGCTTACGACAACCCCCTAGCACTATTATATACCCCTAATCATTAGTTCGGGGGGACGTGAGAGCCTTCCTTTAGTTTTTTTTTCCTTGAGTTGACTTGAGTAAATGACCGGTTCACCTTGAGTAATTTTTGTCTATATATACTGTCTCTTTTCTCTTGTGGCTAAGACGCCACGCTTTTCTCTTCGCCAATGGTTTTGCATGGTATTTGCTTTACGTTCAACAATCCCACGGAAGAGACTTACATCAAGGCTCGAGGGGCGGTCGGTCAAGCCGGAATCAAGTTCATCGGGTGGGGCAACGAGGTTGGCGAGCAAGGGACTCCGCACATGCAAGGATACATCCAAGCCAACCACGACATGTACAAGCGCCTCATGAAAGTGATCGGCAATTGCTGGATGGGCAAACAGAAGGGAGACAGCAAGGAGGCGCTCGACTACTGCAAGAAGGATGGTGACTACCAAGAGTTCGGTGTCTACGAACACATTGACGCGCCCAAGAAACGCCAAGGTGTGCGCAGTGACCTCGTGGCTGTGAAAGAGGCAATCGAGAAGGGTGACACATATGACGAGATCTGTGATGAGCACTTTAATGTCGCTTCGCGCTGTTCAAAATTCATTCGGGAACGGGTGCAGGCACGCGACTCCAAGAAGCAGCAAGATGCTTTGCGCGAGCAGTACAACTCTGCTGTGCTGAGGCCGTGGCAGCAGCGGCTGCTGGACACCGTGGTGGAGGAGGAAGCGGATCCTCGGAAGATTCTCTGGATCTGGGAGACCAAGGGGAATGTTGGCAAGAGCTGGATGGCGAACTACTTGGGAGCCTTGCAT